CCAAATCTTTCTGCCTTTGATTTGTTTCCCCTCGTAAACCATTTCCAATCTTAAAAAACCAAGTTCTGATAAATGGCTTATCCACTTGCTTACAGTCTCTTTTCTGGTCTCGTACAGGTCAGCAAAATAGCCATTTGAAGCGGTGCAATAACCAAACTTGTTTGTAAGGGCTGAAATCTCAGCAAAAAGCAAACGTTCAGCAGGTTTTAGGCGTTTTTCATATCGCACATAAGCCGGTAATACTGCGTAGAAACTAGGCTTCTCGTTTATTTCCATCATCAACCCCTTTCACAATTTCAGCCCAGACTTGGCAATCGAATAATGCGCGACTGGATTTTTACAACTGCCGACCTTAAATCTCGGCTTGTTAAAAACAAATCCTCTGCTTTCCAAGTCAGAGATTCGGGCGCATAACTGCGTAATCTTCAATTTCTCGTATGCTTCCAGCGATGTGATATGTCCGTTTGCGCGGATATACTCGACAATCTGCTTGCACTGTGTCTGTTTTTGGTCTATCATGTTTACTCCTTTTGTTGCAGGCCTCGTGCCTCAACCCTACCCCACGTTTCCGCGTGGGGTTTTCCTTTATTTGTCGCCCGTCTGTCCGGGCAGTCAACCGTCTTTCCGATTTGTCATAACTCCGTTACAATTGAATTTCCACAAACAACCGTTCACGGAGTGAAAAATGTCCAAATTAGAACTAACCGATTTCCAAATCCTGCAACTGGCCGCAACATTGGCCGTATCGCCCGATAATTCGCCTAAGAAAGCCGTTGAGCGCATGTTTGAATGCGCCGACCTGATACGGATAGGACTTGGCGATACCGAACTGGCAGAAGCCAAGAAAGCCGGAAATGCGGCATTATTTGAAAAACTCAGTCGTTAGATTGGTTTAGTTTCAAAAACACCGCCCGAAGCGCGTAAAACGTTATTTCTATGTCTTCATAAAAGCCTTTTTGCGCCATTTCCAACAAAGCCTTTTTAATCAGCCGTCTGTCTTTCTTCGTCAGGCGGTTTTTATCTTGCTTCTTCATTTTTTTTCCTTTCTTTTTCTACGTCCTGAAAATTCTTTCATGAACAATTCTTTATGCTCTAGCTTCACAGAAGCCGGAATCCCACGCCTACTCCAGTTAAAAACTCGCTGCGGACTTGTCTCAAGCATTCTTGCTACTTCCGAGTATCCCCCAAGCGATTTGAGTAGTAATTTGTCCTGCTCAATTTGTTTATCCATATCAAACTCTATGTTTAAAATCATTTACCGTAATTAAACACTATGTTAAAACATTTGTCAACATTTGTTTAACAACAAGATGTTTAAATAGTGCAAAATATATAAAATAAATTTGGGAGTAAAAAATGGACGTAAAAACAGCGAGATTGTATGAAGCCGCTGAGAAGCTAAAAGGCGTTTCCGGGCAGTCAAATTTGGCTAGATTGTTGAATGTATCCCCTCAAGTCGTTAAGAATTGGGAGACTAGAGGCGTATCAGCGAGCGGATTAGTAAACGCCGCTAAAGTCATAGGCGTATCAGTTGCATGGGTAGAGACAGGAGAGGGCGAAATGGCGGCAATTAAACAGCCTGAATCAAATGCTACCGTAGAACAAATAAACTTATCCAAATGGGTTTTGGCTGCTCGTGAATATGCAGGGCCTGAAATGACCCAAGAAAAATTAGCGGAACATCTTGGAAGAACGAAAGCAAATGTGTCAGCAATGGAAAACGGACGTTCAAAGCCATCGTTTGATCAAATGATGGAGATACACAGGGCAACTGGATATCCTTTGCCATATCAGCAAAGTGCAGGAAGAGACCTTGTTAATGGCAATCAGACAAATACCAGTTACACCCTGAATCAAGGCTTACCAATACAAACCAATCCTGAAGAATTAGGCGATGCAGACAAGCACTTTTTAAAATCAATGCCGCTTTTGGATATTGATATAGCTGTTCGCCATCTCTCCAACCCTGATAAGGACAGGACGCAAATTCAGGGTAATGGGGACAGGGCAGCAACATTTATTCCACACTCAGGGAATACCGTTGGCGTCCGCATGGCTGATGATGTGGAGTTTGCAGGGATAAAACGCGGCGACATTCTGATAGTAGAGCCGAATATCCCGCCGAGAGATAAAGACTTGGTGCTTATTTGTATCGACAATACAGGCTACCTACGCGGCATGGTGGGCAGGTTGTCCATTGCGATTG